CTGATCTTCATCACTGTTAGGTGTACTTGTAATAATTGCACTACCACCTGTTGCTAGTGTAGGAGATATTGATGTCCAAAATTCTGTAGCAATAGTATTACGAACAAATGCAAACTCATCACAGTACAGTAATGTAATACTCATACCTCTTCCTGTGTTATCAGTTGTTGCTTGTGCTACAATTCTACTTCCGTTTTCAAATTCAATTGAACCTTTGTTGTAGTTAGTAACACCTGCTCTAATATGATCTGGACAAAGTTCATATGCGTATCTAATACGTTGCATAATTTCTTGAGCACCACTGAACTTGTGTGCTGCAATAAGAATAGTACTATCAGCAATAAACATTGCATGCCAAAGCAAGTAACCTGCGGCAGTAGTAGTCTTACCCATCTGTCGGCTCAGTAAGTTAATACTAAAACGATTATTGTGATAACTATTAACAAGAATCTCCTGAAAAGGAAAAGGCTTGTACAACATTTTTCCTTGAACAGGATGTTGTATGTGAAAGTAATTTGACATGAAGTGATTTGGTCCATTGGCACTATCGGCACAACTTATAAATTCTCCTAACTGCTCTTCAGAAAATTTCTGTGTTTTGTGGGCTCTTTTTACTAAAACCCCATCTAAACTCTTGCTCATTTGCTTCTCTCATTGTATAATGTATACATATTATAACTTATTTATCGGTAAAAAATTGTGAGTGATTGTTTAGTACTAAATGGTAATTATCAACCGTTAAGTTTACTACCATTAAGTGTAGTAGGCTGGCAACAGGCTGTTAAATTATATTTCTTAGATCGTGTTAGAATTATTGAAACATATGATAACTGGGAAGTACACAGTCCTAATATGGATTTTAAAGTACCTGCTCTTGTAGCATTACGAAAATACTACCCTGTGAAAAAACAAATAAGATTTACTCGTTATAATTTGTTTTTACGTGATATGTATCAGTGTCAATACTGTACTGATACTTTTCCTACTACTGAATTAACTATTGACCATGTACTTCCACTAAGCAAAGGTGGAAAAACAAATTGGCAAAATTGTGTTAGTGCTTGTAAAAAATGTAATACAAAAAAAGGTAATACTGTTGGGCAAATGATTCCTATTAGGAAAGCATTTACGCCAGATTACTTTAACTTATCTAGTATTAGACGCACTCGTCCATTTACTGTACGGCATAGTAGTTGGTTAGAATATATCGGAAATGTAGATGACTTTAAGTTTAGTAAGGATTCTCACCAGTAAGATGTGTTTGTGAAAACCATAATTTAAACCATTCTGGTGTTCCTGGTTTAATATTTTTCTTCTTCATATGTTTAGATTTTTTATCTCCCACATAAGAGAGATTCTCACTATAAGGGGTCAAACCTTTATACGATTCAACCCCTGCTAGTTTTTTTAAATTCTTTAACTCTTCATCAAAAGTCATGTTACTTTGACATTAAGTCTTTTAGCTGTTGTGCTAGTTTAGCTGCCAATGGATTATCTCCATCTTTATTATGCATTTGTGCTTTTGGTCTGTTTAGTCCTCCGGACAATTTGTTTAATTGCATATCCGCATCCATGTAATCTTCGTCTGGTGAGTTAGAATACTCGTCCAGTTCAGTAGTTGCCTGTGGTGTGTGTTCTAGCCCAGCTAAGGACATAAGTGATGCTAAGTCATTGACTGCAACTTCTACTGTTTCTTGTACTTCTGGCTCTTCAGATGCTTCACTTACTCCGCCACCTGTATCCATATAATTTTGTATAACCCAATTATGGAATTCTTCCATTTCTTCTAATTCTGCCATGTCTGCATCATCAACTTCTGTACCGTCTGTGTAAAACACAGGAGCATTCACTGTAAACATCTGATCACTGATATCGTCCATATCATAATCTAGTTTGTTCATATCAACTTCTTTATCTTTAAACATTATTGGTTGGTCGTTTTGTTGAATAAGTTCAGAAACTATTTCTTCTTCTACTGGCTCTTCTACTGATTCATATTCCATTCCGTTATCGTATTCATGATTACTACGGAATTCTTTTACAAAGTCTGCAATAGTATCACCATCTAAATATCTAATTAGATCAGCAAATATAGGATGATCTGGATCACAACCTACTTCATCACATAAATCCAAAATTGGATCTGCAAAAGAACCTACTGCTTCTGTTTCAATACCTTCATTTGCTTCTTTAGAATCTTCCCAAAATTTGCCAGCTTCTTCATCACTACCAAGTGTACTTGAGTGCATTTTGATAAAGTCTTCTTTGCTATTATCTTGTGCATCAATATCTATATCAGACATTCTGCTTTCAGACACATCTTTTTCCTGGCCTGAATATTTTAATAATGTTGTTAAATCCATTTTTTTATTCCTATTTTTCTTTTTTAGCAAGCACTACTTCAGGAGTTCCACGTTCTAGCTCTTTAAGCATATTTGTGTTGTACTCGTCGCCAAATGTTGCATCTTTTTTTTCTTGGTTATATTCGCTGTCTAGCAAAGGCTTGTACTCTTCTTCTTTAGCTCCAGCTGCTTCTTCTCTGGCAATTTCTTCTGGGTGCTCAGCGTTAATAACGACTAAGTGCGACCCTGAAATGCCGGCGTATTCTTGTAATTCATTTCTTAGTACTTCTGAAGTACACGGATAATTAACTGCCACGTCAATCATGCTAACTTCTGAATTTCTTAATGTTTGGAAATCCATTGGATGTTCCTGGATAGGTGTTGTTTTTGGCTTACTCATGTCAGTTACGCTGTACTTGCCAAGTGCCATTTCAATTCTTTCAACTTGCTGATCTTCAAGAGTTCCGGCATATTTAATACGGAATTTGTATTCTTTTTTACTTTCAGTTAAGTATTCTTTAAATGATTTCATTTTATCCAGACCTCTATATAATATATGTATTATTTATCGTTTTTCATCAGTTTCTCTAATAAAGCGTTTCTATCTAATACTACTGCATCACCGTCTGATTCAGTACCACCATCATGCTTTGCTTGTACTTGATCAATTCTTGCTTTCTTTAACTGCAAGTCGATCATTTTTAGTTTTCTATCAATCTTTGCACCTTTTGCATTTAATGCAGTATCTAACATTCGGGCTGCGGTACTAAAAATATCTCCAGCATATCTTGCTTCAACATTCATACCTAAATCCATTAAGTCTTTAAATGTATCTTTTGCAGTATCTGCAATCTCATCCATCTCAATGTCACTTGATTCAAGGTTTTCGACCATCGGAAGTGCGGCATCAATTTTATCCGCTTTTGACATAGCATTTTGATAGTTTTCAGTGTCAGGAACAGGAATAATGTCCTGTTCTTCACTAACTTCTTGTACTACTTCATCAACCGGTGCTAGGTTTAATAAATCTTCTAATTTTTTTGTCATATAATTACTTACCTTGATTTGCCTTTGTGGAAAATGTCATCTTCTGTTACAACTCTAAATTTAATTCTATTTTGCTTACACCATCTACTAGCGGCTTCCCATTTAGCCATATTAACAACTACACGAGCTTGAGCCATTTGACTTTTGCCTGCATTTTCCATTGTTGTTTCTTTTTTTGGCTTTACTTCGATAAGTTCTGCACTTTGTCTACCATTTTTATCTGAGTATACAACTAAAAAGTCTGGAAGATATATTGATGATCTTCCTGTAAGTGGGTTTTTGTATGGTATCTTGACACTTTCGCTTGACCATTGTGTTATGCCAGGATGATTATCGCAAAACTGCATAAAAGCCCATTCCCAACTACTACGATAGGTAGGAGTTTTTAAGCCAGCATACTTTTCTGGAAATTTTAGAGTAAACTTACCCTGTGCATATTTTGCCATTGTTTTAACTTAATATGTTGCGAGCAACTAGATTATTTGGTGCTTGGCTCTTGTTAAATCCTAGCATACTTGTGTCATTACGTGTCTGATTAAGTAAACTAATAATACTTTGTTGTATATCAGTTAGCCCATATTCTGCTAACTCGTCGATTATTATCATTGGACTGTCGCCAAGATTAGTAGCAATCTGTATTACTGTGTCTGTTAGACTACTAGCGATTGTACTATTGCCTTCTGTCTTTTGTAAGAAAAATCCCATAACTGCATCATACTCGCCTGTTGTAGCCGTAACACTTTCGTTTGTGTTATACGAATCAAATACATCAGTTGATGTTGTTGTTTTTTTAGTTGATGGTAAATTAGCCATTTATACCTCTTATGTTGCCAGTTGTGTTGGCAAACCTTTAGTTATTTTTGATACGCCTTTTGGACTAGGACTAAGATTTCCACCAAATGCTTTTCCTAGTTCGCTTTTAAATGATCCTGGTCCGCTACCTGTCATAAAATTGTTTGCTTTGCCTAAATCATTTTGAAGGTTAGTTTGTAGTGCTGGATTATCAACAAAACCACTTAAATTACCAAATGTTTTGGTTATTGCTGAAAGTGCATTTGAACCTAGACTAAATGCTTGTGCAGCACCGCCTTCTAACGATTGCATGTTAAACTTACCTGCTACATTACCTAATGCCTGCTTTAAGTTAGCACCTACTTGGGTGCCATTACTATTAATTTTGTTCTGCGAAGGTGGTATAAAGTTACCAGCCACTGTTCCAACTTTAGGTACGTTAGGCAATGGATTAGCACCTCCGGTGCCTCCTGATCCACTACTTGGAAACTTGAAATCACCAATTGGGTTATTTCCTCTAAGTGCATTAGTTGCCATTCCAGTAAGCTCTGATTTTAACATGCTTTTAAGATTGGCACCTTTTAAATTCTGAGCACCTCTTAATCCTGTAACAACTGCTCCTGCTAGGTTTCCGCCAGCTAAGTCGCTACCAATGCTACCTGCAGCATCAACAAGTCCTCCAGGTCCAAACATACTAGTAGTTCCTCCGCCTTGCGGTGTTAGTGGGCTTGCAGTTTTATCGTAATGCAGTTCTCCAAATCCTGCCGGACCATCTCCTGCAACAAGACCTGATCTGTACTTAACAGTTTCAAACTGAACTGTCATTTGGTTCTCTAGTAATCCTGCACTATCTGCATAATCGTGTCTATCATGTTCAAAACTTTGAATAATAGGGTTAACTAACCAATACTCTGTATACTTCTTTTGGTATATACTGTAAATTTTTATGTGACTAAAGAAGTTACCCGAGTTTCTATCTAATCCCCAGTTACGTGCTGAATTAGGCATTTTTGAGTATGTGTCTTTTAACGAGTAAGTTCCGCTACTTTCGTAATTAGGATCGTTGTTATAGTATGCATAATACGCATACCACATGTTTCGAATTATATCACTGTTATCATCGTGAAACGTAAGACGTACTGGCTCGTAATTTATCTTATTCATTGTATAACGTCTTCTGTTATACTGATTATGTGTTTGTAAATCGTAGGAATATTTAGGCAGGTCTACACTCTTTACGAGAAAACTTGCCTCTAATTGCTCACTTCCTGAAAAGGAAAATCCTAGTCCTGGGTTAATTCCAAACGTGCAGTGGAATAAAAATCTATGCTTCGGAGCAAGACGGTAATTACCGTCAACAAAGGTTTTAGATGCGTGTCGAAAATCTCGAACGTTATCCCCAGTTGAAAGAGCAGTTAGAAAAGAGTTTAATACACTCATTACAAAATCCTAACTCTATTAACCTGTAACAACCTCACCAATTGTTCTTGCTACTGTAGCACCAATTCCAGTACCGATTGGTGTCTGTACTGCGTTATCAAAACGAATTGTTAAAGCAATAGTTGCTGCTTCACTACTCGAATAGTTTAAATCACCGTAGTTTACATTGGTAATGAAACAACCGTATAATTCCCAAGTTTCAAGTACGTTTGGTGCACTAGCGCCGTTTCCGCCATCTAATACTTCACAACGTGTGATAAACTTGAAATCAATACCAGATGCTGCACTTGACTGTTCCATCATATCAAACTGCTTCTGTGTTTGCTCACCAACTAATTTTGCAACTTGACCTGACGCATCGTCACGTAAGTTAACTGTACATGGATCCCATGTATGTTTACCTTGGATATACACTTTACTGTTATAGATATCAATCGGAACATCTTCAAATGTTACGGCTGGACGTGCAAAATCAATTACTTGTTTTGTTAATTCGCTACGTGGAGTTGAAACACCAAAGTTTTCAAAACTTACACGGAAGCGATATTTTAATTTCGGCATTAACAGGCCTTGAGCTGATGCGGACTGATCCGATGCTAAAGGTACTGTAAATTTGCTTAATGAACTTACTGACATATTTTTTGCTCCTACTTATTAGTATTTAGTCAATGTTGTTACTGCTAATTCATACATCACAAGCTCTAGATAGAGCCTGTGTTTTGTATGCGAACTGGAATATAAATGTATTCAACTGCCTTAACAGGTTCAACTGCAATATCAATATACAATTCGTTACGATCGATTCTATCGTTTGTGTTGTTTGATTCATCACAAACTACTAGGTAATCATATAAGCCTCTTTTTGCAACTAAGTCATTCATTAACTGTTCAACTACTTGTTTGACTTCATCTCTTGTTAACTTGTCATTTGGCTCAAATACAAACGGCTTAGTAATAACTGCTAATCTTTCACGTACATAAGCAACTAAACGTGCTACGTTAATACGATCTAATGCACTTGCAGTTGCTGTGCGTGTTTTGTTACCATAGTTAAGTATTCCATTACCTGGAAAGAATGATATCGGGTTAATACTGTTACTGTACAATGTATCACGTAAACTTTCACGTACACCTGTTGGAGTAAACTCACCTGTTACAGTATCTAAGTAACCAAGTCCTGTAGCATTGTCAACTATACCACGTCTTACACCTGCTGGTGCAAACCATGGAAAACTTGCTTCATCTGAACGTATTAATGTTCTTAAAAGCATATGACTTGCTGGAACCATAATACTGTTTCCATCTAAGTCAGTTGAAATACCACTTGGATAAAATACACCCATATACGTATCTGCACTAACTAGTCCGTCATCACCATTATCTGATGCTAAGTTACTGTTTAATGCCCAGTTTTGAATATCAGTACTGTTTGCCGCTAATCTCATAGGAGCGTCAGCAACAATAAAGCCTGTGTTACGTCTATCGTTATTTAATGCAATCAAGTTTGCCATTAGCTCTGGATAACCTGGTGCTGATAATACGTTAAAGTTTCTTTGATCTTCACGTAACTCACCACTTGTATCAACTACTGATTTTAGTTTTTCTACAATAACTGCACGAACTGCGTTTCTGCCCATATAAGGTGAACCATCAGTTTTGTTACCTGCAGTACTTACCCATGCATCTGCTTCGTTTGGTAATACTTTACCCGGAAACGCATCTGCATTAAAGTGATCTTTTCTAAACTCTTTAATGTTGTAACTACTACGTCTTGTGTTAAACAATAGTGTACCACGTGGATAAAGCGACTTGCTTGGTGCGTCTAAATCAACTACGTCACTTGTTAACAATGTTTTAATTGTTGCTACTGTGCCTGTTACAACATCTGTTGTTGTATCGCCCATGTAACGTGCATCAGCAAATAAGATACCATCACTACTTGTTTGATCACTCTTATCAATTACTACCCACTTCTGCTCGCCGTCAACAGTTTGATAACGTTTTAAAAACGGAAAGTTTTCTAAGTCACTTGTGTCAACCCATAAATCACCATTAACTAGTGCGGATGCATCTGACTGTTGTGTCGGAGCACTTGCACTTATAAAAGGTCCATTTGGATTAGTTTGACTTAAATCAAATCCTCTTGCATCAACTGTTACGCCTTGGTAACCTTTCCAGGTTGTACCGTTATGAATCATAATGTCAATTTCATTAGTAACATTTTGATACCACATACGGTTATTTGCTGGGTTTGCAGTAGGTTGTGTTGCACCAACAACATATACCAACGGTTGGAAATTACTTAAAATAATTTCTCCTGTTGTTAGGTCATCTCTTGCATATGTATTTGTATTTGTAAGTCCT